AGTATATGCTTGATGGGAAACAACTGTTTAGAAAATGATGGGGATGAAATGATTGCGTTAATGTGTGGAGCTTATGTTCTTATTGGTGGTTTGGCTCTTGGTTTATTTGTCACTATCTCTCAGGTTTGAGACTTGAAATCGGCTCACGAGGCTTTGGGAATTGCCTTTGACGCTACTCAAGAAGCCACAAAGGAGGCTTTTCGTGCTCTGGATGATGAACTTCAGGACGTGCATATTGATTTACTTGCAGAGGTAGCACTGTTACAGGCGAGAATGGACGGAACATTGAACAGAAGTGAAAAAAGAGTGTGGCAATAGATTAAAATATATGTGATTCTGGATGTAAGGTAACTTCTTTCTCCAGAACAACCTTCGCCCTTTTGGTTACGGCTTTCGTTTCATTTCTCCGTAACTGAAAGGGCTTTTTCTTGCCTAAAACGAAAAGTGGTAGAACTCGATATTTGTAATAGTGGAGATGGACTGTGAAAGGATTCGTAAGAAGCGGAAATATAATTGTTAATCTTGATATAGTTCGCACCATTGAATTGACAACAAAAGACGGGGATCTCGCCATACAGTTCAATTTAGGGCAGGGCCACCTTGTGTTTTGGTTTTATAACTCAAAGGAAGAGAGAGAAAGAGTATTCGCCTCTCTTGTGACACCAAAGAGGGATTTGAAGCCCTTACCGTTCAATAAGCCGATCTGATTACAGGCTCCAATGTTAACGATTTGGAAATACACACTACCTTTTCAAAATGAGGTTATCCTTCAAGTTCCAAAGCAGGGCAATATTCTTACAGTTCAAATGCAGGGAGATGAGCTGGTTATGTGGGTGGTAGTTGACCCAAAGCGTGAACCGGAAGAACGAACAATTCTTATCCGTGGAACCGGCCATCATATCAAAGACACCGTGTGTCCTCATTATATTGGAACGGTTCAGGTAAGCGGTTTAGTTTGGCATGTGTTTGATAGCTGGGATTAAAATTCCCTCTTGCTGATCTAGATCATTTACAGTACCCATAGATCAATGGGTTATCAGCCAACGTACCGTTTCACCTTACCTTATCCACCGAGTGCAAATAGCATCTGGAGAACGGTTGTCATCAAAGGACGGGCAAGAACCTACCTCTCAGCCGAAGCCAAAGCCTATAAAGAAACGGCTGCATCCTTGGCACTTGCTGCGGGCTGCAATCCTCTCGACGGTGACATAAGCCTGACCCTCAAGATTTACCGGCCTAGAAGGGTGGGAGACCTGGGGAACCGTGAAAAGATCTTGTCAGACTCCCTAAACGGAATCGCCTACCACGACGACAAGCAAATCACTGAAATCCACATGTACCGTTTCGATGACCGACTCCGGCCAAGGGTTGATGTCGAGATCCACGTTTTACCAACCAACAACGAATGATTAAACACAACGGCAATCGCCGCTACGCCTTAGACCCTGATTTCTCCCCCATCACCGAAATGCCTGAAAGAACCTTGATGCATAAAGTCATCCTCAAAGCGATGGAAGACGCGATCATGCCTCCCAATCCCTCAAAGTTTCGGCATCCTGACGCTAAAAGAAAACAGAATCGAAAAGGACCTGTCCTCCCTACTCGGATGGAATGTCGAGCCGAAGCCTACGAGTGGGTAATGAGTAATGAGCTTGAGATGTGGGCTGAACTCATCTACGAAGATGGGGATTATACCTGTGGGATTATCCGTGACTTTGTTGAAGAGTGGCGAGAACGAGTAAGGAACGGTGCTCAAACTCCTCGTCTTCTCTATCAAAAGAGAAAACGATGTTATAAGGGAAAGAAAGCTTTTGTTAAAGTTGACAAACACAAAAATACTCTGTAATGAGCAAGGTGATAAGATATAAGTTCAAGGCTGTTGAGGAAGTAATTAACTTCAAAGCCCTGGCGAATCCAGCAAGGTTCAAACCTCAAAACCTGATGGAGCCTGAACGCTGTAATAACGAAGCTCTTGAAATAGACATCGTGCGGTGGGATGGTGCTGAAACCTCTTTCGGTGGTCCTGAAGCTGCCTGGTGCCTTGCTTGTTCCATCATAAATAAAACCCTCAAGCAATATCATCCACACTCAATCGGCTATCGAGCGTTTCACCTGTGCTGTGATACTTTCGAGACTCGTCACAGTGTGGCTCAGATTATGGCCGGGGAATACCTTCCCGGAACGAAGGAAGAATATAAGATTTATTGGGTATCGAAACGAACGATTTATAAACACCTCGAAGATATAAAAGAAGAGATCGCGCTTCGATGTAGACGCGCACAATTACTCCCTCCCGAGCAGAAATAGCTCTATAAAAAACCTCTATAAAAAAGACAATGGGCAGAAAAGCCTACGAACGTGAAGCTAAAGCCGCGAAGCAAGCTGAAGAATTAGCAGGTATCGGCCTCCCACAAGATCAAATCGCCGTCCTATTGGACATCTCGGAATCAACCCTTAAGAAATATTACGCACCTGAACTCAAACGCGGAACCATAAAAGGGAATGCAAAGATAGCAGGATGGGCTTTTGCGTCTGCACAGTCGGGGAATGTCACGATGCAGATATTTCTCGCAAAGGTGCGCCTGGGGTGGAAAGAGACTGAAGACAAGGCGACAGAAACGAAAGAGCGAAACAATATCATCATCAACGTAAGCCCAGAACCAAAGTAATGGTTGAGGTCGCTTGGTGGGTTAATGATTGCTATCAGAACCAAACAGAGATGGCCGTTATGGGGGTCTCTGGGGCTTTGGGCAGCGGCAAGACGCATGGTGGCGCTCAATGGCATCACCTTCGGGTATTGCAGAATCAAGAGTCACCTTTCTCCGGCTGGATGGAGCCAACGTACAGCCATATCAGAGTGGCTGCAATACCGACTTACAAACGAGTTTTATCAGAGTTTGGGTACTCACAGGGCAAAGATTATGACGTTCTTTGGACGCCATACCCTCGCATTATTTACCGACGGTCAAAACACGAGGTCATATTCTGGTCAGGGGATAATCCCGAAAACGTGTGCGCTTTCGAGCTGTCACACGCTTCAATAGATGAGGCTGGAGCCTGTCACATTGATTCATCCCGACACTTTCGCGGTCGTGTTCGTCACCCTGGGGCGAAGATTCGTCAAAGCCTAGTGTTTGGTGCTCCCCAAGGAGTGACTGGATTCGCTGAAGAGTTTGACTCTGACACGCTACCGAATTGGGAGCCGGTCACAAGTCGAAAGCATCGCCACACTGAAAAGAATTGGTGGCGGTACGTTCTTTGGAGTGATGATAATCCTCATCTTCCGCCAAGCTATATCCAGTCCTTGATGGACACCTACGGCCATAATCCGAACCTCATAAAATCATATCGCTACGGCCTCTTCTGCCCTCTTGTCGAGGGTGCTGCGTACAGCAATTACAACCCACAGAAGCACGATGTTGATGATGTCGAAGCCGATCCGTTCAAGGATTTGTTTTTCACACTCGATTTCAACGCCAACCCTATGGCCTGGGCCTCGGCTCAAAAGGTTTGGCAAGAAGATCTCGGACCTTACGGCTATACAAGAAAGCTAAAGCTCCGGCTCACCCATGAATCATCGGGGAAGAGTGCGGATCTTGATGATGCGGTTGCGGAATTTGCCTCAAAGCATCCGGTAGACAGGTTCGCCGGTACACAGATTTACATATACGGGGATCGTTCCGGCCATTCTCAGAGCCACAGAACGAAACGAACCGATTACGAGCAAATTGCTTATTACCTCAAAGAACTTGGGTACAAGAACGTCACGGTCAGGGCGGCAAAGGTCAATCCGGCTGAGACTGATTCGGTCGGCTCGGTCCAAAGAATGTTTCTTGAAGACACGTTGCTTGTCTGCAAACGGCTCAAAAACGTGAAGCGGTCTCTCCTGGCTACAACCTGGAAAGAGAACACGCGGAAGATTGATAAACCGGCGAATGACACCTGGACTCACTGGATGGATGCCGTCAAATACCTGGTCCATCAGATTCAAGGTGATTTTGAGACCGGCATAAAGATTTACGGAAAGAACTGATTTTACGGATCGAAGATGACAAATTTGATTATCTCGGCGTCTCCAGTAGTGGACACCGCCATTTATGCAGCGAATGAATTGATCGGCGGAAAGCTGACTGTCACGAGTTCGGGTTTGCAGGGACCGACAAGCAAGGTTCTGCAATCCATCGTCATCATAGATCAAGCAAAACAAAGTGTGGCGTTGGATGTCGTCCTGTTCGATTCAGACCCATCGGCTACTACCTTCACCGATCAGGCGGCTCTCGACATTGCTGATGCTGATTTGCTCAAGGTGATTGGCGTGGTCAGTGTGACCACTTGGTACGCTTTCGCTGATAACAGTGTTGGGCAAGCCCGGAACCTGGCTATCCCTGTTTCCTCTGCCGGTAGCCTGTACGCCTGTCTCGTTTCTCGCGCCACTCCAACCTTTGCGGCTGCGACGGACGTAACGATTAGATTCCTGTTCTCATAATGCCACAGACCTTTTTCGACCATCCTCATTACGAACGGAAGTCAAAGTTCTGGACAAAATACCGAGATTTATTCGACGGGTTTCATGATGTCCTGGCCTGTAATCAACAATACCTGTGGTTGCATCCTCTTGAACAAATCGAAGCCTCAAAGGGGATTGATGCGAAAAGCGGTCTTCCAAAGGGCGTCCCGCTCAGACAACTTCGAGAGCTGAGAAGCCGGTATCTGAACCTTATGGAGCCAACCGTTTCACGGTGGACATCATTCCTTTTTCGTCGGCCTATCAATGTCCCTGATTCAATCAAAGACAATGTTTTTGGTGAGGATGAGTATCGGGACGTAAACGGTAAAGGCACCTCCTTTGACACGTTCATTAAAGATGATCTTGCGAAGAACTACATTCTGTTCGGTCGTGTGATTGGGTTCGTTGATAAGGCTCCGGTCATTCCTGAAAACCTTGGGCGGGAATTAGAGCTTGGCCTTCGTCCCTACATGGATGTGCTCGATCCGCTGGAGGTTAAGAACTGGCAGATTTCAACCGAGCCTGGTCGCGTTGGAAAGCTTGATTGGCTGCAACAAGAATATCAGCTCATTGAACCGGCAACCCCCTTTGAGGAACCAAAGATTTTCACGTATCGAAAAGTGCTTTGGTTGAAAGGTGGAACGTACACGGTCTCCATCTACAAATCTGAGTCAAAACTGGAAGGGGGTCAGACAAAACGGACTTGGACGGATGTTAGCGAGACTTCCCTTACTGGATGGAGCGAGCTGCCGGTTGCGTTTTTCGATGGTGAATCCTGGGTAGAGGGACCGTCAGAGCAACAGCTCATCTTATTCAATTATCTGTCCGATGAATCCTCAATAGCCAATAACCAAGCCTATCAACGCATCATCGTCACCGGCAATTCTGAGATCCCTGAACGGATGTTCTTTGGTGAAAATGCCGTATCATTCATCTCGGACCCGGACGCGAAAATCACAGTCATTGAGCCTGGAAATATTGATGCGATCTCGAACCTGATTGAGAAAACCATAGACCGATTTTTCAAGGTGGCTTTCAATCAGGTGCAACGCCTGGCGGGGGCTGGAAGCAAGGAAGCGCCTGGCGCCGATTCTCAGAAGGAAGCAAAGGACGATCTCATAGCCGTCGCTCAAACAGCACTCACCGAGATCGAAGACATCATCAATCAGATGGTGCAGCACTACGCCAAATTTAAGGGCGTTGAAGTCACTGAACGAGTCACACTCGACAAGAAGATTACGATTGATGACATCAATCAAGAGTTGGCCGTGTGGATGGCTCTCCGTGACGATTACAAGCGCGTGGAGTCTGTCCGAAAGGCCATGCTCGTAAAGAACCTGGATGAATTGAACCTTCCTGATCCTGAAGGGCTGGCCAAAGATATTGAAGAAACGGATTTTGAAAAGCTCGATGAAGAGCAAAACCTCGCGCTCAATGCTGGTAGGAATCAACGATTACAAGGTTTCGTAAATGGCGGATCTGGAAGCAGCGGTAAGACGGCAGAT